AACGTTTCATCAAAGAATGGCTCATGCGCCGCTATCGTAAATACCTAGAGCTTCCAGAATGGACTCCAGAAGATATTTTAGAACTCGGAGATAACATGCAGCGTGAGGTTGTTCATGGGCTTGCTATCAAACGCAGCATTGAACGCAGGTTGAGGCATTAATGCCCGAAACGCCGCTCGTCCGCGAACTCATCCTCCATTCCGGCGCCCTCGGCGCTCGGCTGTTTCGCAACAACGTCGGCCGCTGGCGGGATGCCACAGGGCATTGGGTGACCTACGGGCTCTGCGTCGGCTCGAGCGACGTGATCGGCTGGACGTCGGTCACGGTGACGCCGGAGATGGTCGGCCGCACGCTGGCCGTGTTCACGGCGTTCGAGTGCAAGGTTGGCCGGCGCGTGACGACGACGGAGCAAGGCGCGTTCCTGGCGGCCGTGAAAGCGCAGGGCGGGATCGCGGCCGTCGTGCGGAGGCTTGAGGATGCGGACGCCGCGGTGCGGACGCTGTGATAAACTCAGCGGTGCGGGTGGGCCGGCCAGCCCCGTCCGAAGTCGTGCAGCGCGCCATCTGGGGTGAACACCTCCACCAGTGGGTGGCCATGCATGAGCCCGCACTTTCTCGGCCTGATTAGAGGTGCTTCATGGACGATAACCGTCGTGTTGTATTGCTCGATGCAGAAGTGCAAAAGATCCTTGCGATCTTTCCAGACAATCTCACCCCCTTAGAAATTTGCGCCGCGCTCGTGGTCGTAGTATTCGGACTCGAAACCGCGCATCGCGGGGTTAGTAACCCGCACCCAGATGTTGCGCGGGTGATTCATCTCGGCAAACAACTCATCTCAGAATTCATCGCGCCTGCGCCGCGTGAGTCCTAAATGGCTGGCGTCATCAAGATGCCGGCGAAGGGTCCCATTCCCTTCATGGCCAATGCGCGCGGTAACCCCCTCAGCAATCTCGCCAACATCAAGACCGCTTTCGAGCACGATCCTGAACTCGTCGGGAAAGTCTGGCACGATACCTTTCTCGATCGCTTGCGCACCGGTGATCCGCCGCGGGAGTGGCGCGGCGAGGACGATACGGCGGCTGCGGCCTATCTCCAATCTCGGCGCGGACTCATTTCGGTCAGCTCGCGTCAGGTCAAAGAAGTCATCAACCATTACGCCCGCCAGCATCCGCGCAACTGCCTACACGAGTGGTTGTTTCCGCTCAAGTGGGACGGCGTGCCACGTATCGCGCTGGCATTTCAGACCTATTGGCGCGCGGTGCCGTCACCCCATCAGCCACTCGATTACCTGATGGCTGTCAGTCGCAATATGTTCGTCGGGATGATTGCGCGCGTGCTCGATCCAGGGTGCCAACTTGATGAAATGGTCGTCTTTGAATCCGGCCAAGGACAAGGTAAAACGACGGCACTGCGGATTCTCGGTGGCACCTGGTATGCCGCGTCACACGAGCGCGTGACCGACAAGGATTTCTATCAGGACCTCGAAGGGAAATGGATTGTGGAAATCTCTGAACTGAGCGCGTTCAGCACGGCGCAAATCGAGCGCGTCAAACACGCCATCAGCACGCCCACTGATCGCTTTCGTGGCAGTTACGATGCGCGCTCAACTGACCATCCCCGTCAGTGCATTTTCGCCGGCACCACGAATGCCGATGAATGGGGGAACGACGAAACCGGTCTGCGACGGTTCTGGCCCGTGCGCTGTGGTCTCGTCGACCGTGATGGCCTCGTGCGGGATCGAAATCAATTATTCGCAGAGGCATTAGTCGAATATCGGCGCTCGCCGGAATGGTGGACGGTGCCTGCCATCGCGGTGGACGTGCAAGCGGATCGACAGGCGACCGATGCATGGGCCGACCTTGTGCTGCCGTGGGTATCACTCCTGTCAGAAACGCGCATCGTGGACGTGCTGGCCGGCGCCATCAAGATGCAACCTGACCAAATGGACAAATGGTCGCAAATGCGTGTGGCGAAGATACTTAAGCTCGCGGGCTGGACAAAGGCCACGATTAGAATTGGCTCGTCGACCCCCAAGATATGGTATCCACCAGACTCAGCCATACTAAATTCTGATGGTTTGGTGGAAACAGTGGAAACATTTGAGTGAAAATTGCTGCATGTTTCATCTGTTTCCACTGTTTCCACCTCTACGCGCACACACATGGGAGTTATAGATGTCAAGGTATTCGGTCGCAACGTTTTTTAGAGGAAACGGTGGAAACGTGGAAACATTTCTGGCACGGTTCTTGGCGCATATCGAATAAGATTCCGAGATGGCACGCCCTGGAGGTAATCCCGACCGTCCGCCGCTCCCCAATGGCCCTGGTCACGGCAAGACCAAGGGCAGCAAGAACAAGATCACGCGCGAGCGCTGGGAGCGCGAGGTGCGCTTCCTCGCGTTCAGCGACGTGGCGCAGTTGTTCGACCGCGTCGCGAAGGGCAAGCGCACATTCACGCTGCGCGAGATTCATCAGATGCCGGAGGAGATTCGGCGGTGCATCGCGAGCGTGAAAGTGCGCACGGAGAATCTCACCGCAGGTGATGAAGCGCAGGATACGACGGTGGAGATCAAGCTCTGGTCGAAGACGGACGCACTGCAGCTCGGCGCGCGGGCGAATGGGTGGTTGAAGGACGTGGTGCAGGTCGAAGGGTTGAGCGAGCGCAAGGAGCGGTTGCGGAAGGCGCTGGCGAAACGCACGGAGGGCAGCGATGGGACGTAACCCAGAATGGTTTGCGCAGCAACGAGCGCGCGGTATCTGCTATCTCTGCCAGCGAGCGATGCGTGATGACGATCCGCGGGAAGCCCATTCAGAATGCATGCGCCTTCGGAACAAAGGCTATCGGTGTTCCGATATTCGTTACAAACCGCCAGTGCTAAACGAACGCCGTGATGCCTGACTCCGCGCCCGCGCTCGACGACGTGCAGCAGTTCGAAGTCGAACTCGACGCGCTGCTCGTGTCCTGCCACGCCGACCCGCTGCGCTACGCGGTGACGATGTGGGACTGGGGTGCCGGTGAACTCGCGCTCGAGCGCGGCCCGAAGCCGTGGCAAGCGGCATTCCTCCGTGACCTCGGCGCGCTCATTGCCGACCGCGCGTTCAACGGCATCGATCCAGTCAAGCCAATCAAGATGGCCATCAGCAGCGGCGTCGGTGTCGGCAAGACGGCGCTCATCGCGTGGATCTTCCACTTTCTGCTCGACACGAGGCCAGACTGCAAGTGCCGCGTCACGGCGAACACCGTCACGCAGCTCGACACGGCGACATGGGCGGAGATTCGCAAGTGGGGCGCGCTGAAGCTGACCGCGAATCGCTGGTCGATGAACACCGAGCAGATTTACCACATCGGCGATCGCGTAAATTGGTTCGGCGTCAAGACGACCTGCGCGCCGGAGAATGCGCAGGCGTTCGCCGGCTGGCACAATCGCCGCTCGACGACGGCTAACTTCTACGACGAGGCGAGCACGATTGATGATCTCATCTTCGCGAAGGGCCGCGGCATCGAGGTGGACGGGGAGCCGTTCCAGTTCGTCACCGGCAACTGCTCGCGGCGGCAAGGACAACTCCATCGCGCGGTGTTTGGCAGCGAGCAGGACGATTGGAACTGGCGCATCATCAACGGCGAGGAGTGCGACCCTGGGCCGGTGACGAAGGATCTCTACCGGGAGTGGGCGGACACCTACGGCGGGCGCGACAGCGATTATTACCGCGTGCATGTGCTCGGGCTCCCGCCGAATGCGGACGAACTGCAATACATCGATCATCCGCGCGTCAAGGCCGCGATGGAGCGCGACCTGCCGACACCGATTGGCGACGAGCCGCTGATTGCGGGTGTGGACGTGAGCGGCGGCGGGAGCGCGTGGACCGTGTGCCGGTTCCGCCGCGGGTTCGATGCGCGCACCGTGCCCGCGATCCGCATCAGCGGTGAGAAGAGCCGCGATCGGCAGTTGATCATCAGCAAGCTCGATGAGGCGTTGCGCACGCTGGACATCAAAGCGATGTTCATCGACGCGGCCTTCGGGGCGGCCGTCGTCGAGCGGTTGCGGATGCTCGGGCACAAGCAGGTCATCGAGGTGAACTTCGGCGGCGAGAGTCCGGACCCGCACGATGCGAACATGCGCGCGCACATGTGGCGCAAGGCGAAGGAAGGGCTGCTCTACACGGCGATTCCGTTGAAGGATCAACTGGCTGGCGACCTCGAAGCGCCGGGCTATCACTTGAACAACAAGGACCAGCTCGTGATTGAGTCGAAGAAGGACATGCAGAAGCGCGGCGTGAAGAGCCCCGATGACGGTGACGCCCACGTGTTGACCTATGCGCAGTCGGTGCGACCTGACGGGTTGCAGCGTGGCGTCGGGCGTGTGGGGTGGGCACCGAGCAGCGTGGAGTGGGCGGGCTAGTTGACTTCGGGTGTAGGCTTGTTGCGCATGAAACCTGCCACACGGGAAGGGCTGATGAAGCGACGCGCCATCATCATCGCGGATCTGGTCGCCAAGGTGGAGGCGGAAGACTGGCACGGCGCGGCGGATGCCTGTATGGACCTGCTGGAGATTGACGCGAAGCTGGAGATGCTGGCATGATTCTCACCTGTCCCGTCTGCGGCATGACGCAGGAAGCGGCCGTCAGCATCAGAGCGGTGAGCATCTGCGGTCATTGCGGTGCGTCGCTGGTGGTCGATGACGGCGGGCAGGCGACACGCGCGACGGCTGTTGATATGTCGGGCTTCGACCCGCTCGAGATGCAGCAGTTGGTCAGAGCGCGGGCGAGTCTCGCGCGTGCGGAACGGCCGCAGCGATGAGCCTCCGCTATCGCTCCTTCACGCGCGACGTCGCGTATATCTGCCCGGCCCTCGAGGCCGCGCTACTCACACGCACATCACAGCGCAGCGTCGGCCTCAGTCGCGCGAAGGCTGCGCATGGCGTGCCCTACGTCGTGGCGATGTATGGCGTGCTGCCGCGCACGCCAGAGGCGGACAACCTGCTGACGGGTGTCGCGTGGTTTGGGCGCGCCGCGCAAGGCATGCCGACGTGGTTGATGCAGACGCTCCAGGCCGCGCATGGCTAAACTCAAAGCCAGCGAGCGCGCCGCGGCGGCAACGAAGCGCAAGGCCAAGAAGCCCGCGCCAGAGACGCGCGAGGGCAAACTCCTTGATCTTGCGAAGCGCCGCTTCGCCGTCGGCAATCAAGCCGACACGCCACAACGGCAACGCGAGCTTGATGACCTGGCGTTCTACGCCGGCGGTCTACACCAGTGGACGAGCGACATGCTCGACGCGCGCAAGGGGCAAGCGGCCACGACACAACTCCCGCCACTGCCCGCGCGGCCGACGATTACCATCAACAAAGTGCGCCAGCCGGTGCAGCAAGTCACGAACAACATTCGACAGACCGACTTCAATATCGAGATTGCGGCGGCCGACGACTTCGGCGAGCTCGTGCCCGCGAGTGACGCGAGCCAGCAGGAAATCGAGGTGCGCGAAGGGCTCGTGCGGCGCATTCAACGCCAGTCTGAAGCGAGTGACGCGCGGCTATGGGCGGCCATCAGAGCCGCGATTGCGGGGCGCGGGTATTACGCGGTGCTCGTGCGGTTCCTGCCGGGCAAGTCGTGGGACCGCGAAGTCTACGTGCATCGGTTTTATAACCAGGCGAGCATCATGCTGGACCCGGCGCACGAGATGCCGGATGGGTCGGATGCGAATTGGGGGTTCATCGGCGTCGACCTGCCGATTGACGATTACGAAGCGCAATACGGCGAGGAGGATCAGTTCAGCGCGTTGACGGACGGTGAGTTCCGCGCGCTCGGCGACGAGATGCCGGGCTGGTTCACGCTCGATAAAAAGACGCGTAGTGTGCGCGTGGTGGATTATCTCTACGTCGAATACGAAGAGAAGACGCTCGTGAAACTGGCCGATGGCACGTCGCTCTGGAAGGACGAAGCGCCGAAGGATGCGACGATCGCGGATGAACGCCCCGTAGTGCAGCGCACGGTGAAGTGGGCGAAGTTGAACGGCAAGCGCGTGCTCGAGGAACCGGAGTGGGAATCACCGGACCTTCCGATCGTGAAGGTGCTCGGCGAGGAACTGCAACCGTTCGATGCCGAGCGGCGCGCGGAAGGCATGGTGCGGCCGGCGCGCGATGCGCAAGTCGGCTATAACGTGATGGTGAGCAAGTGGGTGGAGACGATTGGGCTGACGCCGATTCCGCCGCTCGTGCTCGACCCGGAGAGCATCGAAGGCTACGAGAAGTGGTATCAGTTGGCGAGCACGCGCACGCTGCCGTTTCTGCCACGCCGCACACGCAATGACCAAGGGCAGGACTTTGCCGAGCCGCACAGTCCGCAAGTCGGGCGGCCCGATGTCATTTCCGCGATGGCGGGCTCGGTGCAGATGTTCGACGAGGCGATTCAGAGCACGACCGGCGTGCCCGACTCGCGCGTGGGCAAGAATACCGACTCGCATCTCAAGGCGGCGCGGGCGATTGAGGAACTCAAGTCGCAGAGCGAGCAAGGGACGAGCAACTACGCGGACAATCTGAAGCGCAGCGTGCGGCGCGAAGGCGAGATTATCAACAACCTGCTCTATCCCATCTACGGCAAAACGCCGGGCCGGTTAGTGAAGATCATCGACGGGCAGGGCAAGCCGCAGGACGTGCTGATTGGGCAGAAGCCCGGTGTGACACAACCGCTCCCGCAGAAGGTCTACACGCTCACCGAGGATGCGACGTTCAACATCAACATCAAGGTCACGAAGGATCCGGGAACGCGGCGCGAGCAGGAGAGCACGCTGATTGCGCATCTACTCGACGCGAATCCGCAACTGCTGTCATGGTTCGGCGACTTGTTCTTCGAGAACCAGGATGGGCCCGGGCATGATGCGATGGCCGAGCGCGCCAAGGTCATGCTCGCGCCGCCGATTCAGCAGATGCTGCAAGCGAAGGCGTCCGGCTCATCGCTCCCGCCGGAAGTCGCGGCGCAGTTAGCGGCCAAAGATCAGCAGATTCAGCATGCCGAAGCGGCGATGAAGCAGCTCGCCGATGAGGTGCAGGGCAAGAAGGCTGAGATCGACAGCAAGGAGCGCATTGCGGCGGCAGACCGCAAGCAGCGGTCTGATGACGCCGTATTGGACCGTCGGCTGAAGCTCGCGCTGGCGCACATCACGGCGTCGAAGGACACCGACGACTCCATCCGCGAGTCGCAAGAGGAAGCCTCGGCGGCGGCGATGGAATTCACGCACGAGGCCGCGATGGCTGCGGCCGATGCTGGGCACGAGGAGCACATGGCGAACCTCGCGCACGCGCAGGGCGTCGCAGCCACGCAACAGGCGCAGGGCGGACAGGCCGTGCTCGCGGACCAGTCGCACGGGCAGGCATTGGAGCAGGGGCAGGCCGGCCATGAGCAGACGCTGGAGCAGGGCGAGCAAGCCGCGGCACTGGCCCCACCGCCTGCTGGAGACGAAGCATGACCGAGCACGATCGCGTGATTGACGATCCGGTTGGCGAGCGTATCGCGGCGTTGGAAGCACGCGTGGCTGCGTTGGAAGCGGCCTTGACGCGCGTCGCGGCATATCTCGGCGTCGCGCATGTCGCGCAGGATCCGACGGTGTGACAGTCGCAGCACTGGCGTTGTTTGTCGTGGTCGTTATTGCGATTCCGTGGTTGGATGGCTATCGCATCGATTGGCATGCCATGCGTCGAGACATAGGAGCGTTATGCCGAAGTTTCTAGAGAAGCAGTTGCAGGCCGAGTATGGACCGAACAGCGCCGTGCCCTACAAGGTCATGAACGCCATCGGCGCGATGCACGTCAACCGCGAGACACCGAAGGGTGCGCGGATGCAGGCGCAGCACGACGCGAAGGTTGGCAGTGCCCGCAAGGCGCCTGCTACGGCTGGCGATGGCCGTGCGGCGGCCTTAGCCTCGCATCCTCATGCGGCCCGATTGGGTAAATTTCTGCATCCAAAGAAACATCGGTAGTTGACAACAATCATGCCATCGCGCATACTCCGAGCCGTTCATGGAGCTTGAGCAGGCCGCCCCGGTTCTCGATACGCCCGCGCCCGTTGAGGCGACTGCGCCGGAGCCGACGACGCAGGCCGAAGCCGACACGCAACTCGGCACGCAGACGCTCGAGCAATTCGAACAAAAGCAGCCGCGCTTACGGCATCGCGCCCGCAGTCAACAGGCCGGCCCCGATGACGTGCCGCGCATTCGTGAACTGACCGCGAAGAACGCCGCGCTGGCCGCCGAAGTCGAAGCGCTGAAGAAACCCGCGGCGGCACCCGCGCCGGTGGCACAGACGACGCCTTCGCCCGCACGTCCTGCCGCTGGGCCGGTGCCGCCGCCGGTTGTGTCCGCCGACAAAGATCCGCAACCGACCGAAGAGCGCGATCCAACGACCGGCAAGCCGTATGAGAACTTCACGAAGTTCGTGAACGACCATGCGCGCTGGGCGGCTCGCGAAGAGATGCGGCTCGCGCGATCGACGTGGGAGACGCAGCAGCGGGACGAGAGCGCGAAAGCGGAACACGCGCGGCTGGCGACGTCGTGGAACGCGAATGTCAGCGCGGCGAAGCAACAGCATCAGGATTTCGAGACCGTGGCCTACGGTGAAGCGCCGTGGGTGCAAGGCTCGTTGATTGACCGCTGGATTCAGGAACATCCGTCCGGCGCGCTCGTGTTGTATCATCTCAAGAAGAATCCCACAGAGGCAGCCGCGATGCTGGCGATGCCGCTGTTCGAACAAACGGAAGCACTTTCGTTGCTCTCGCAACGCGTTCGACCCCAGAAGAGCGCGGCGGCCGTCACGACCGGAGCGGCCCCCGTTCAGGACGTCAAACCCGTGCCTCGCCCGCCGACTCCGGTGCGGACTGGCCCGATGCGCACCGAGCCGGCGACGCCGGATCCTGACGCGCTCTCGCTTGACGATTTCGCTGAAGCCACGGGCTACAGCGGCCGTCGGCGGCACTAGGGATTCTCGCGCTCGTCACGCTCGGCGCCCGGAGCCGAGTCTTGAATACGTTCATATCGCCGAACTGGGTCTCCACCGACTCCGCGCTCGGCTTCAAAAACAATCTCCGGCTGCTCGGGCAGTTCGATCGCCACTGGGAGAAAATGTGGCGGAACAAACCGGACGGCGCGCAGATCGGCTTCACCGCGCAAGTCCGCATCGAACAGCGCTGGCAGGTCTTTGAAGGGCAGGCACTGCAGCAGCAGGCCGTGCTGAATCAGACCGTGCCGATCAGCATCAACCATCAATTCCAAGTCGCGCACGGCTGGAGCTCGGCGGACGATGCGCTCGTGGTCGAAGAAGTGCGCGAGCGCTACGACATGCCGGCGGGCCGCGCGATGGCCAACAAGTGGGACGTCGTCGCCGGGCAGGAAGTCTATCGCTCGGTGTATTTCCAAGCCGGATCGCCTGGCGTGCCGCTGTCGGCGGACCAGACCTGGATTGACCAGGTCTCGAAACTGAACAACGTCGCGGTGCCGGAAGGCTACTGCGCGGTATTGGATCCGAAGACGCAGGGCAAGCTCGTAGGCGCGAACCTCGGCGCGTTCAATCCGCAGCCGCAAATCAGCCACTACTTCAAGACGGGCCAGTTCAACGAAGGCGCGTTCGGCGTCGATGAGTGGATGAAGGACCCGAACATCCCGACGCATGTCACGGGCACGTTCACCTCCAGCACGCCGCTGGTGGATGGCGCGTTGCAGACCGGATCGACGCTGCTGTTGAAGGGCTTCGGCACGTATGCGCTGAACGCGGGTGATACGTTCTACGTGCTCGGCGTCAACGCCGTGAATCCCGTCAGTTATGTCGATACGGGTGACCAGCAGGCGTTTTCGATTCAGGCGGCGATTGCGGGCGCGGGTGGCGCGCTCGTGACCATCAGCCCGCCGATCATTACCAGCGGCCCGCTGCAGACGGTGACGGCGAGTCCGGCGAACAACGCGAGCGTGTCGTTTGTCGGCGCGACGGGCACGGTGAATGCGACGATGGCCGCGCAGTCCTCGCGCCAGTCGCTGTTGTTCAACCCCGCGGCGTTCGCGTGCGTGTTCGCGGACCTGCCGGCGAAGCTCGCGGGCGCGGTGGCGGGGCGCACGTCGGAAGCGGTCGGCGAGTCGGACCGGCTCTCGATGCGCTACGTCGACCAATACAACATTCAGACCGACCAACTGCCGCGGCGGCTGGACACCATTGGCGGGGTCGCGACGATTCTGCCGTATTATGCAATCAGAATGTGGAGCTGATGATGGCCTTTGAAGTGTTGCAACTCGGGGCGGCGATCACGGTCAATCAGATCACGAACATCCCGCTGATTCACGTGTCTGGGCCGGTGCTGGTGCCGGCGCTCGGCGCGAATCCGATTTCGTCGGTCGGGATTCCGATTCTGTTCGACACAGAGTTTGCGTTCGTCGTGCAGCAGACAGCGGCGGGCGTGTTCACATTACGCGGGCGAGGGTCTGACGGCACCGCGCCATCGGCGCACGATCCACTGACGTTCGCCTACGCCAGCATTGCGAACGACTTCGGCAATCCGCAGCCGGGCACGCTCGTGACGATTGACCCGGCGGAAGATCTGGCACTGACGCTCGGGCAGGACGGCACAATCGTGCTCGTCGGAGCGAACACGATTTACAACATCAACAAGGCGAGTGCCGCCGCGTTGGTGGTGCCAGCGCCGCTCGCGTCCGACAACGGCGTCTCGTGCGTGTTCACGACGTTGACGGCGTTCGCGCACGTCATCACCGGCACGGGCTTGTTCCAGGACGGCACGGCGAGTGCGCCGAAGAGCACGATTACGTTCAACGGCTTCAAGGGATCGACGGTGACGCTCGTGGCCGAGAACGGATTCTGGAACGTGCAGGCCAACGTGGGCGTCACGCTCTCGTAAGTCACGGAGCAAGGAGACAGCATGGGCTTCGATACCGAGTCAGCGCGGGCGAGTGCGGCCGCGGCCGACGACAACGTGATCCATCCGCAAAGTTCCAACTACGCTCGCGAGCGCGTGAAGTGGGAAGCGAACTACACGCGGCTCGGGCCGCCGGGACGGCCGTATGTGAAGCGCGACTTCCCGATGGTCGTCTATCTCGGCGGACGACCGGAGGGCGGGCTCGGCGCGGACACCGTCATCGCCTACGAGACGGTCGGATCCGAGCGCGAATTCGAGCAGTGGCGGCAGCGCGGCTACCGCGAGACGCCGAACGAAGCGCTGGCGGCGTTCGCGGCGCAGGAACTGGAGTTCGCGAAGCTGAACGCGAACCTCGAGCACCAGAAGCGGCACGGGCTCAGCGAGGGCGCCGTGGCCGAAGTCGAGGCGGCGCAGAACGCCGTGACGGGGCATCTGCCGATGGTGCCGGAAACCCCAATCGTGCGGCGTCAGCCGCGTGAGGTGAAGTGATGGCCGCGCCGACTGGCTACCCGTCGTGGGTTTACAACTCGACGCAACTCGTCAGCGTCATCGTCAACAACGTCGGGGCGTTCAACGCGCTGCCCGGTCCTGGTGTGTGGACGACGACGCCGTTTGTCGGCGTGCAGGGCGTGCCCACCGATCCGGGTTTGACTGACACCGACATTCGCTTGCAGCAGATTCTCGTGGAAGCGCGGGTGAGCAACCAGTTGCTGCAGTTCGGCTTCAACCTCGTGGATGATCCGGTCACGCAGTTGCGGCCGGACGTCTTGCAGAACGATTCAAGTCTGACGAGCTGACGCGCGGGCCTCACGCGCGACTCCGCGGACCGGCTGTCCGACCACCCCGGAGCGTATCGAGGCATGACGGAGACTCACGATGCCCAATCTCACAGGTCCGGCCCTCTCACTGCCGACACGATCTAATCCCGGTGCCCAGGCTGGCGTGCCGTCCGGCATCATGGGCGAACTGTCCATCTCGGAACTCTGCGGCAAATACGCCACGCTCGTGAAGCTCGGCAAGGTGTTCTACACCTCGGCGATCATCACGGCGCCGGTCATCTTCTCGACGGCCGCGCAGCTCGGCCCGATGCTCTGGAACCGTGCCAGTTCCGGGCTGGACGCGCACATTCTCGGGATCGGGGTCGGCTCGCCGACCACGGCCTCGACGGTAGCGGGCGCCATCAGCTACGCCTCGCAGGTGCAGCCGACGGCCCCGACCACGGCGACGGCCATCACGACGGTCAACGCCTATGCGGGCGGCGGCACGTCCGGCATGGGCGGCGTGTTCTCGACGGCCACGATTCTCGTGGCGCCGACCAACGTGCCGTTCCCGCTCGTCGCGGTCAACACGGGTGCCATCACCACGGGTGCCCTGACGCAGTGCTTCGTGGACGTCGGCGGCGCGTTCATTGTGGCGCCCGGCAACGTCGGCTACATTTGCGGCAACGCGACGCTCACCGCGGGCGTGTTCACCATCGGTCTGCTGTGGGCTGAGCTCCCCGTTTAATCGGTCTGAGGGCGGCGGCTCTGGTGAGTCGTCGCCCGCATCTCGGTGTAGAATCCCGCATGGCCATTCCATTTCCTACACCGCAAATTCCCATTCTCGGGCAAGCGATCGTCGTCCGCGGCTTCACCGTGATGGTTCTGGCGCAATGCCAGTGTCATGCCAGCGGCATGCTCCAGTTGGCGATTCAAATCAACTCCGGCGGTGTGTTCGCGATGCCGGTCATGTGCCCGTCCTGCCGTGCAAGTTACGCGATTCAGGGCTTTCAGCAGGATCAGACCGGTATGCTGCAGTTCACGATGAGCCGCAGCGAGCCCGCGCCTGACACGCGGTTGAAACTGGACTAATGGCGACCACTGCCTACACGGTCATCACGGCGGCGTTCGAACTGCTGAACGTGTTTCAGCCGGGCGAGAGCGTGCCGGGACCTGATGCGATCAGTGCGCTTGGCTGGTTGAATCGAATGCTGAACGGTTGGGCACAGCAGACGAGCACGATTCCCGCGATCGGGCGCACCGTTGTGCCGCTCGTCAGCGGCAAAGGTGGCGTGTCGAATCCCTATACCATCGGCATCGGCGGCGATATCAACATCGCGAAGCCGGCGAGTCCGGCGAACATCTCGGCGGTCGCGCTCCAACTCGGCGCCAGCATGCCGCCCGTGGAGATTCCGCGTGGCATTATGACGGATGACGGCTGGCAGGCAACGCAAATCAAGGGGCTGACCAATAGCCTCTTCACCGACCTGTATTACACCGCCACGTCGCCGCTCGGGACGATTAACCTCTGGCCGATTCCGCTGGATGCAACGAACAGCCTCGTGCTCTACATCGCGCAGGCGCTGACGCAGTTCGTGAACTTGACGGCGCAATATCAGATTCCGGACGGCTACGAAGATGCGCTCGTTTACAACCTCGCGAAGCGCATCGCGAAGCCGTGGGGCGCGGCGGCGGACCCAGAACTCGCGCAGCAGGCGTATGCGTCGCTGTGTCTCATTAAGCGGTCGAACTTGCGACTGTCCGACCTGCCGAACGATCTCGTGTTCCAGCGACCGCGTCAGGGTTACGACATCACCACGGGGTCGGGCGGATGATCGTCATCGAAATCGGCCTGCAACTCGTGTGTGTGGCGCTGTTGGTGTGGACGGTGACGATACTGCATCGGTCCCCGACGGCACTGCCGCAGGCGAAGCTCGCACTGACCGCGATGGCGAACGTGCCGCAGAGTGCCCAGCGCGTCCTGATGCTCTGTGGGCCTGACGGCATGGTGCAGCACGAGGTCTCCACGTCGGCGCGCGAGATTCCGGTGTTTCCGCGCGACTACGCATACGGCGGCACCATCTACCGGCTCGTCGTGGCGGATGAGACCGTGGCGCAGTATCGAGCGGTCGTCGGGACGCAGGCGAAGCGCGCGGTGACGCGTGCCCAGTAGTGTCTTTGTTCCCACGTCCAGCGGCGGCGGCGGATCGTCGGCGACCTATGGCGCGGCGTTTCCAGCGAGCGGCTCGCCGATTGGCGGCACCGACGGCGTCAACTTTCAGCCGGTCAAGATTGACGGCAGTGGCAACCTGCTCATTGCGGGCACGCTGTCCACGACGCCCCCGGCCGCTGGCACTTGCACGACGTCGAACGTCGCGGCCAATGCGGCCAGTGTCACGGTGCTGGCGGCGAATGCGGCGCGGTTGGGTTTCACGTTCTACAACGACTCCGATTCGGCGTGCAATCTGAAGCGCGGCATCACGGCGTCCACGTCCTCGTTTCATAAGCGTCTCTTACCGGGCGAGTCGTATACGACGGCGGATCTTGGGTTCAACTACACCGGGCGCTTCGACTGCATTTGGGATTCCGCGACTGGCAATCTGCGCATCGGTGAGGACACGGCATGACGGTGATTCGGCTGCGCATCGCGCTCGTATTGCTCGCGCTGATGGGCGGCGTGGTCGTTATTGCGCAGAACCCGATTAGCATCCAGCGGCTTGGCAGCAACGCCAGCGGCGTCACGGTCACGACGACGCTCCCGGTGAGTGCGGCGTCCCTGCCCTTGCCGTCTGGCGCGGCCACGTCGGCGCTACAGAGCACGATCAACACCACGCTCGGCTCGCCGTTCCAAGCCGGCGGCAGCATCGGGAACACCACGTTCACCGTGACGCAGGGCACCGGCACGAACCTGCACATCGTGTGCGACTCGGGCTGCTCGAGCTCAACGGCGCCTGCGGACGCGTCGACGTTCACGCCGACGACCACGCCTCAATCGCCGGTTGGCGGCTTCTTCCAGACGACCGCGACGAATAACGCGCTGACGAACCTCCAGATGGGCGCGATGCAGTTGACGGCGCAACGCGCGCTGTTCATCAATCTGCGGAACGCCAGCGGCGCGGAACTCGGCGTTGCGGCGGCCCCCGTGCAGGTCAGCCTCGCGAATACGGCGGCGAACGCGGCGGCCGTGAGCACGACGCCGGTTGATAGTGGCGGTACGACGGTCACGAACACGACGGCGCATGCGCTGAAAACCTTCCCGGTCGATCCGGCGACTGGCACGGCACTGACGGTGCCGTCGAGCGGCAACGGCACGTCCGACAGCGGCACGCTGCGCGTGGCCATCGCGAGCAACAACACCGCTATTGCGGGTGCAGGTGTCGCGGCCACCGGTGGCGCCCCTCCGACGAATGCGGTGCTCAGCGGTGGCTTGCAATCTGGCGCGACGGGCGGCCTCCTTGGCGGCATCACGGTCTGCGATCCGAGCAAGGGCGTCAACGTCACGACGGCGACGACGACGCTGATGGTGACGGGCGTCTCCGGTCGTCAGGTGCGCGTCTGTGCGGTGCATCTCGTCACGGCCGCCGCGAACAACGTGCAATGGATTTCCGGCACGGGTGCGACCTGTGGCACCGGCACCACCGGCATCGGCGGCGGCGGCACGACGGCCGCGAGCGGCTATAACTTCGCCGCGAATGGGGGGCTCGCGATCGGCTCCGGCCTCGGGCAGTTGTTCACCACGACGACCACGGGCGATAGCCTCTGCGCGGTGACGAGCGCAAGCACGCAACTCTCTGGTATCATCACGTACGCGATTTACTAATCATGCTGCACCTGCTCCTCTCGCTCCTGCTCGGTCTGCAAGGCTTCGCGGCGCGTGGCCTGTCCACGCCGGCGACCTACAGCACGACGTTCACGACGGGCACGGAGAATCCGATCGCGGAAGGTGGCACGGGCTGGATCAATGGTTTGACGGATGGACTGAAGTGGTCCGACGTGCAGACGACAACGGGAAAGGCGTTCGGCACGCAGACCAACGGCTCACACGGGAATTGCGGCGGGTGCACCTATAACGATTCCTACGCACTGAAGAATCCGCCCGCGGGCCATTCCTGGCCGAATAACATCTCAATTACGGCGCGCGTGTTCATCACATCGCGCTCAGGCTGGACGGGCAATCACGAAGTCGAACTGTTGATGCACGGCGCGGTGTCTGGCAATCGGACGCGCTTCTACGAAGGCGAGATGTCCGCGATCGGTGGCACGACCTACTACGAGATCATCCGCTGGGAAGGTTCCGTCGGCGATCCGGCGATTCCCTGCACATCGGGCTGCGCATTCACCCCGCTCGTCACGCAGAACTGCACCGGCATTGATGATCTGATCTACGTGCGCTTTGTCGCGTCTGGCACGGTGCTCTCGCTGCAAACATCCACCGACGACATCACCTACGCGACGGCCTGCGGTGGCACGGTCACGTACGACACGGCGGGCGACAGCGTGAAATACGTCAGCGGGTTGCCGGGCATGGGCTTCTGGACGAACGGCACGGCGGCCGTGAACACCTACGGGTTCAGCCAATGGCGGGCGCAGTGAGGCGGCTCCTGCTCGCGCTGGCATTCGTCGCGCTGGCGGCGCCGTGCTATGCGGGTTTCTCCAGCCGCGTGCAGGGCTGTCACTCGTCGGTGTCCGGAGCGGTCACGACAGCGAACTGCACGCTCGGCGCGAGTCAGACGGCGGCGAATGTTTCCGCGATTGCGTTTCTCTACAGCGATACGACGGGCGGCAATGCGGGCACGGTAACGGCGGCGGACAACAATGGCAAAACCTACGCGCTGACGCCGAACAGTCCCTCGAATGCCCGCCCAGCGACGGCGGGACTCGCCTATCTGCTCTACATGATCGTGCCGTCCGGCGCGGGCACGGTCATTACCGTGAACTGGACGACATCCAGTGCGTTCCTGTTCGCGGCCGACATGTGGGTCATGGAGTTCGCTGTCACGAGCGGCACGGCGGCGTTCGATGCCGATGTCGCAGGGACGGGCGCGAGTGGCACGGCGGTGAACACGCCGACCGTGACCGTGGCCGGGAGCAGTGAACTACTGGTGTCGTGCGCAATTGCCGACCATCAGGTGACGTCGGTGAACGGCGTCTGGACACAGGAAGCGGCCGGATCGGGCAATCCGCTCTCGGAAGGCGTCGGCTACGATCTGAGCGCGTCGAGCAACACCGCCGTCGATATGACGATGAACACGTCGTCCGGCTGGGATTCCATCGGGATGTCGTTTACCTTTACCCCGAGCGGCGGCACCTGCACCCCGACGCTGGCGCTCATGGGCGTCGGCAGATGCGGACACTAATATGAGTCAGGTTACTTCGTCGCGCGTTCTCCTGCTCGGCATCGACCAGAGCGTGAATCCACTGACCGGCGCGGCGATTCCGGCCTCGGGCGTGACCTCCGGCCAGAGCATCGCCATTCCGCGCGAGAACGACGGCATTCTGTCGTTCTACTTTCGCAGCATCGGCACCACGTCGGGCGGCACGCTGCTGATCGAAGAGGCCGACTGGGGCGATCAGGAGAAGGATTTCGCCGGCACGTGGAGCACGATTTCGACTGTGCTGGCGAACAGCTTCACCGGCGGCGCGCAGCTCGCCGTGCACATCGCGGACTGCTCGTATGGGTATGTGCGCGTCCGTATTTCGTCACCGATTACCGGCGGTGGCTCTGTGATGGTGTCGCTACGGTCTCGCGGGGCGATGTAAATGCCTTCCAGCCAGTTCCTGTTCCCGAGCAGCATCACCGTGGGCGGCACGCTGACCGCGACGGGGTTTGTCCCGGCATCGCCGCAGACCTACGTCGTGTCGAATCCCTCCACGTCACGCGCCTTTGATGTCAGCAGCGCGACGGCGGGACAGGTGGCGGCGGCACTCGGCACGCTCATCGCTGACTTGCGCACAATCGGGCTGGTGCTCTGAATGGCGCTCTGGCCGCAGTTCATCGGGCCGAGTTACCGGGCGCGCAGTCAGTCGATTGCGGCAGACCGACTCGCAAATCTCTATATCGAGCACACGCAAGTCGAGACGGAAGCGAAGAAAGCCTCGTTCTACGGCACGCCGGGCTGCAAATTGCTCCTGACAGTCGGCACTAACAGTTGCCGCGGCGGCTTCTCCCAGGACGGCCGCACGTTCGTGGTCGTCGGCGACACGCTCTACGAACTGAACACGGCGCTGACGGTGGCGACTAATCGCGGCACGATTCTCAACGACGGCCAGCCGGTGGCGTTTGCCTCCAACGGACGCGGGGGCGAGCAACTGGCGATCTGCGGCGGCGGCCAGTTGAAGATTTTCACGCTGACGACCAACGTGCTCAGCGCGGCGATTACGTTGCCGCTGACGAATGCGCCCGTGCAGGTCGATTTCATCGACGGCTACTTCGTGCTCTCGGAAGTCAACACCGTGCGTGTCTGGTTCTCCGCGCTGGAAGATGGCACGTCGTGGGACGCGCTGGATTTTTTCGCCGTCTCGATTGCCAGTTCCAACGTGGTCGGCATCAAGGTCATGCGCCAGCGCATCTGGGTGTTCCAGTCGCAGACCTCGCTGGTCTACTACGACAGCGGCGACGCCGACAACCCGTTCCAGCCGTATCCGAGCAGTCTGATGCAAGAGGGCGCGGTGACGCCGTGGGCGATCGACGTGCTCGGGGAAACCATGTATTGGCTCGGGCAGGACAGCCAAGGGGCGAACCGCTTCGTGTCGGCGTCGCGTTATATCCCGACGGTGATTTCGACGCCGCCGATCAGTTTTTCGCTCGCGGCGGATACGACCACGGCGCAAGGCGAAATTCTGGCCTACGAGCAGGAAGGCCATCCGTTCCTCTGCTGGACGTTCC